GTGTGAGACTATTATTGCAGAAAATGAAGCGTATGAACAGGTACTTGCTATGGTGCGTTTACGTTCATTCAACATTTGGATATAGCTATAAACTTTTTTCATATTTTGATCTTGCCCACCTAACGCAGGCATATTAAAGCTTGACATCTCTCACCTTCTTGATCTGTTCTTTTAATTTGTTTATTCTTTTCTGATTCTCCTGTATTCCTTTTGCGTACAACGCACTATAAGCCACATACGGCAGTTCTAAATATTTACCCGACCGATTTACCCCTAAAGCATTTTCTCCGTTCTCCTGTGTCAAGTAGACGTCCTGTGCAATATATCCTATCGCCCTATTGCCTGAATCTCGAAAAGAATACGATACCGGTATTAGTCCAGCAAAATCCGCTTTCTCAATATCTTTAATACATTGTTTTTTCCTTTTGTCTGACGTGTACCGCACCTTCCGGCAGTTCAGATTTTCAGACACATAAAGTTCGCTGCATGTAGCTGCTTTCCCAATAACGTTGATGTAATCATCATCATTGTAAATTTCCATATTAGCAGCCACGATAGCTTTCGCAGGATTTAAGGTAGTTGTAGTCAGAGCATCATCTATGTACACATCGCCGGAAGGAGATACTGCAAAACGATTGTTGATGTTGATAGATCCACCCGTTATATTTCCAGAAAAATATGCATTTCCAGGCTTATCTAACTTCATATTTTGGGCATCGATAATCAGGTGTCCGCTAGTTAGTCGGATATATTCTCCATACATCTCCATTCTGGTAAGCATTTCATGGACAACGTTCCCTGTTGCTACCAACAACTGAATACTTTCCGAAGACTGGGATAACTTAGTCTGTACAGATGAGGCATAATCATCATATTCAATGTTCAGCGCATCCGTTGAAAACTGAATTTTTCTTACTTTGTTGTTTCTATCCGTAATAGAATTTAAAACATCATTTGAAATGTTATCTTCCAGGCTCAAATTTGAAATCGTATATTTGAGATCCTCACTAAACCGGTATAACTGCCGTACAACTTTTCCTATGTCTGTTTCATTTTTCTGAATAATCATGGGTTTAAATACTGCCATGAATATCACTCCCATATCCTATATATTTACTCATAGCAATCAAAACTGCCGGTCCTTTTCCTTCCAGACGGAACCGGTATCTCTGGCATCTGGCTGGGATTATATTAAGCACCTGCGTTCTATATCCCTGAGAAGTAAAAGAAATTTTCTTTTCAAACTCTGGTTCACTGTCGCATTTTATAAATACGTCCACTTCACTTCCCGGATCCAGTTTCAAGTTAAAAAGCAGTCTTTTTAAGAACTTATACTCCACACTTCCATCCAACTGGTCTCCGCTCTCTAGCATCCACTCTATCTGCTCATCCCTTGAACCGCTGATTGTAAAAAGTTTTCCTGTGGAATCAACACAGTATAGCTGTCCTTCTCCGTATGCCATAAACAAAGCCTGCATATCATCTTCTTTGTGCCACATACCCTTTTTTAAATCATACACATAGATATTCCACTGCCCTGATACATCCTGTAACGATGCATAGTATTTTCCGTTATGCTGACCAGCCACACCGCCCTGAAACCGTACCTCTGCCAGTGCATCCGATACAGATTCCGGATACGCTCCGTCAAAACTGCATACATTGCTCCTGGACACATACAATAATGTTTCATTTACAACACATGCTGTCTTCTCACACCCTTTTGCAACACCTCTGACCGGGAATGATGTATTGATCTGAAAATTACTTGGTTTATCTCCATAAACCTTATGGATCGTATCTTCCTTGAAAAACAGCACATATCCCATATGAGACAGGCAGCCTGTAAAATCTCCATCTGATCCAACTGTAGCCGCATACGAATCT